CCTGTCTCATGTTGTTTGTCGTGGAAATACGACAGATATACACAACGAGATTTCAACGTCAGTTTGTGGAGTTTCAGTGATCAATATCGAAAAACAGTGTAAAGCTGTATTTGACCATATTGATTCATTGATTCCAGGAAGACATCAAAAACTACAAACCTTAGATGCGGTAGGATGCAAGCATCTGGACACTAGTCCTGGGATGCCCTACAAGAATTTGTTTTCAACTTTCAAGGATATCGTAGATGTAGTAGGACTGGAGGGAGTAGTCCAGATTGTTAATGATGCAGAAAGAAAAATTGAGGATGGTTTCGACTATTGTCATATCTTCAACATCTTTTCCAAGTTGGACAAGTATCTTCCGTCCAAAATCATCAGCGGGCAGTACCGCACTATCCAGAACCCCGATTTTATCGGCCTGGTATTGATGATTAAATATTTGTCGGGGTTCGTACACGAGGCCTATTTGGCCATAGATGAGTTTCATCTCGTTACAACACCGGAATTGTTTGATCAGAAATTCATCAAGAGAATCGTAGGGAAGTTTAGTGTTGGTATCGATATGAAAGCGTATGACAAAAGTATTCAGGGAGAATTGGTTGAACGAGTAATGATTTACATATGTTCGAAGTCTGAGGCTTCAAGTAACATGTCTAAGTTCATTGTGAGGATGGTGTCACAACCATGGTACTTATTACCAGATGGAGAGGTTTACCTGTGTACAGGTTCCAATCCGTCTGGCCAGTACGTTACATCATTGGTCAACAGTATAGTACACTTAATAATTAACGTCACTATATTCAGCGAGTTGCAATGCATCAAGCCGGAAAATTATTTTAGTGAGTCAAGAATTTGTAGTATAATGACTAGTGACGATGGTGTAGACGCATCGGATGACAAACAACTTATGGAGTTAGTCATTGAGAAGGCACCAGAGTTGATGTTGACCTGCTTTGGGATGCGTTCCAAGGTAGATACGGTCGATGGAGCTCCTTATCCAAGGAGTCAAGTTGCGCCCTATTTATCGCAGGTACTTGTTATGTCGTCAGGAGTAGCAGTTGAAGTTCCAGTTATGTTTTCACGATCACTATCGAAGATACAATGTAGTCTTAGTGGGGATCTAACACCAGAACTGGAAAGGATACGTGGTATTCTGGACAGTAGTCAGGGGTTCTTGAAGGCCATGGTGTTGTTTCCACAATTTGTACCACCCAAGTCTTATTCGGATTTCTTAGAGTATGCTAGGAAGTATTTGAGTGAGTTGGGTGAAACGAAGTTTACAGGAGAAAAAGCACCTGTTTATTATTATTCTGAACGGGTTGAAAATACTCAACATTTCGAACCAAAACAACAAGACATGGCTAAGGGCAATCGCAAAAAGCGGTCAAGCTCAACCAAGAAGGCAAGAATTGGACGAAGTCGTACCCCAACACGACAACGGTCACGATCAGGCTCCGGTCGTATTAAAGGCTTCACGGCAGACGTACGACAACTCGAGCAGGGTCTTAGAAAGACTAAGAAAGCAGTACGACGGAAAACAAAGAACGGACTGGGAACGATTGGGGCGACAATGATCTTAGATATGGTCATGTTGCCCCATGAAGCCCAGGTCGTGCGCTTGCCCACGATTGATGGGGCTAAAACGTCCATCCAAAAGGTGAACGATAGGCCGGTGTTCACAACACCGCCTATCAACGCCCCAGGATTCGTTACAAACGATATTCTGGTGGCGTACTTTGGACAGGCGAACAGGTCCGCGTTAGTGTATGCCGCAACGCCGTTGGGAACATCTTTGTATCAGTTAACGTTTACGGGAGGTGTAGGGGGGTCAGAGTCGAACTGGTATTTATGTCAAGGTCCGTGGACTTTTAATGTAACCACGTCGGCTCGACAGTTTTGGCCACTATTTAGTGCATTCAATTTGTCAGGAAATACGTTACATGGTTTAACCATGCCTCTAGGTAAAAGGAGGGATCAAACAACGTGGATCATGATGAATGATGGTGATGCATTGGACGCAGTAATAGGAGGAGCAGGAACGGGAACAGGGAGTTTCATATTCAATATATATCAGTATGTGGGTATTGATACTCCTCCTGATCTGGTTTCAGTCTCTTATATCAACGTGACTAGTGGTTCAGGTTATAACACATTGTGGCAAAATAATTCAGTAACTGGGCACTTTGCTGTCGAGTTGGTGGATGTTCAAGTCGCTGTGTCATCCCTTAACGAATTTCCAAGTACAACGTATGTTAAAATAGCATTGGCAGTGTATGGTCCAGGAGTTTCCTGGGCTATAAAACATCATTCATCGTTTGATCCTTTATCAGAAGGAGAT